AACGTGACCAACAATAGCTGCCGTCAGATCAACCAATCCCTCACGAGTGTAACCGGTCAATTTGCCATCATTGCCGGGAGAAATCCCAACAAGATTACCCGGAACGATAGAACCGCCTGTTTTCTCGTAAGCTGACTCGTCAAAAACGAACAAGCCCCTCGTCGCGACCGGGCAAGCCTGACCGCTAAGAACTGCCTGTAATTCATCCTTCTTGACTGGATTGTAGAGAAGTTTTTCTCCATTCTCGTCGTTCTTAATCGTTTGATTAAGAGTGACGCCTAAAACCGCAGCTCCGGTAGTCGCAGCGACAAATCGTAAAGGAACCGTTGGGTACTTGTCAGCGCCCAAGAACGGATAATCTGTTTTACCCAAGTAATCACTTCCGATAAGATCGAAAGTGTCTTGGTTCATATTACCGCTCAATACCTTTACCATCACGCCTGCGCTACCGTTACCGTTGGTTGCCGGATTGTCGTCAACAACCTGATTTGCATACAGGTTGATGACATCCGTTTCGTTATATTGCCTAAAAGGGTATAATCTAAGTGCCATAGTAGTTTATTTGTTTAGTATGTTATTGAAATGTTTTCAGTATTAAAAGCCTTCTTGAACTGATCGCTCAAAGAGTCTTCTGTGGAAGAAGCTTCGTTGTTATTAGCAATGCTAGAGTGTGGTACTTCAACATTGTCAACGAAATCTTCAACGCATTCATCGGTTGCAACAGCGGGCTCTGTAACGGCAGCGCGCACCTCTTGCGAAGTGGTAGCCAAGCGTTTTTCAAGCTCTTCCTGAACCTTTGCCTCAAATTGCTTCTCCTGCTCCACTTTAAAAGCTTTACTTTTATGTAGAAGCAACGATGACAATTTAGATTGGTAGCCTTCAAAAGCGGCATCCGAAGCCTCAAGAATCTTCACTTCATTCGCCAAGACAGTCCTGTCTTGATCCGAAAGATCGTAAAGCTCATCGATAGCTTCCATCCGAATATTGAATAACTGTTCTGCCGCAGCAGTGCTGATGGAAGATTCTAACGAATTAATTTTATCGCTAGCTTCCCCCAACTTCTTCTGAAGTTCTTCGATCGAAGATTTAGCTTCGGTTGCATCCTTCTCAGCCTGAGCCTTTTCAGCCTCAGCCGCTCCTCTTTCAGCATTCCAAGCCTCGTCTTTCTCACGAATCTTGTCGATAACATGAGATGCAACACTGGCCACAGCTTCCTGAGTGAATTCAGCGTTGTCCGCTAACTTCGAATCGAGAATCTTCTCGAACTCGGTTTTGAACTCTGTAATATCCATAGTATTAGTATTTTTTACATTATTTATTTCACTTTGTGAAATTTTTAAAATATTATTTTTAAAATTATTTTCTTCTTTTTGTGCATCTCGGTGATCATTCACCTCTAAATCTATATTCTTTTGAACAATTAAACCGCTTACATCTGCAGCAGGGTTGGTGGTAAAACCAATCCCCAAAGGAAAAACATCTCCCACCACGAGCCTGTAGATAGGAGTGCCATCATTTAATTTTCCCTCCCCTTCAAAAGCTTTCAAATGATGCTTCATTTCATTAATGTGCTTAGGGTCGGTGATAATATCTGCATCTTTCAGGTCTTTCGATCCAACCGCTAAAACAAAATCATTAAAACCTAACTCCCAGCTAGCGGAAATTTTATTAAAAAAATCACTGTCTGCGTCACTAGACTGAAGTAAAACATCTGCAAAATCCTTGTTTACAGTTTTATAGATAACCGCCGCCAAAGAAATATAGTAAGGGTCTTTGTTCTTTAAAGCAGCAGAATTACCTATTATTTTATTGTTGTTTGTGTCGGTAAACCCTGCATTAACAATGTGCCCCACCACTTTTTGCTTCTTGTGTTCTATGTTTGTGGGCTTGTTGACAAAATATTCTATGAGGTCAACAGCTGTTTCCGAGTTGATCCCATCTCCATTTTTATTAAATTTATTGACAACAGCAGCATTAAATGCAGCCCCCACCAAGTCAATATTCCTTTCCAAGTCTATTGATTTGGGTATAAGGGGGCGAAGGTTCTCTAAAGAAGCTAAACTGATATTAAGGTCATTTTCCAAATCGGTTGTCGCGTAAATATCAAAGCTATACTTTGTTTTATATTTGAAGTTATCCGCCATATGCACAAATAAATTACACTTAATTATTTAGCGAGAGAATTTTTTCTGCTTGTTTCACTTGGGGTGCCGGAGTATTTTATGCACTAAACGCTTGCGTGGTACAAAATCGCCGCAGCATAATCATCCAATTCATGCTCCGCACTAATGTCTAAAACTTGCGACATGGGAGATAATCCTATTAGTTTTTGGGGGTCGCCTATACATTCTTTCCCGGTTTTTAACCAATCCTTCTTCTCTTTGGCTACAACCACTGATTCGCAGACCCTTTCTAACATTTCCTTTTGGTTTTTATTTAACCTCTTTTTCTTAAACACTTTTTTGGCTTCACTTGTAAGAGATACGAAAAGATCATTGGTAATGTCTGCGGCCCGCTTAATTGCAGATACCGAATATCTGTTTTTAGCTAATGTTTTGGATCCTACCGGACGACCCGGATTAGAAGCGCTTCTGTTTCCCTTCTTCGCTTCCTTCTCTTTTTCTAACATTTTCATGCTGGTTGGGTGCTTGATTTCTTCCATTTCCACCTCTTCTTCCAAGTCTAGAGGCATCGGGCTACCCCCCACAAGAGGGTTGTAATACCCTTTCTGGCGGTCTTCCAAGAATTTTTCTTGCGCTTCGTCAAGCTCTTTGGCGCTAGGGAATACTCCCGTTTCAATAACCTTAATTCCTTCACTGGGGGGCAATACACCTAACTCCATCATGCGGGTAATAACCCTTTGCACTTGAGTTTGATCTTGTAAATCGATTGTCTCAAACTTGGCAGTTGGAGCATTTTTAAAACCGTAATTTTTGCACAGCTGTTTTATCTCAGGTTGCAAAAAGGTATTTAAAAAGGAATCACGAGACTCCTTAAGTCTCTGCAGAAACATTTGAGCCTTAACTTCTGTGCTTGCAAATTTTTCTTGATTAAGAATAATGTTCTGTAACCCCTCTTTAATGTCCTGATTTACTACCTCATATTTTTGGGGGCCAATAACCTTATTGATGTCTGGAATAATGAATTCCGCTTTAGTTGTATAATCGCTCACAAGGATGCGCCCCACACTTTGGTTTTGAAACAAGGACTGCATCGCTCGAATATTTCGAGGATTAACGCCCCCTTTATCAGGTGTGGTACCCATCGTAATCATCAGAACCACATTTTCAATCGTCCTGCAAATAGACTGATCGATCTTTTTCATTTCCATCTTAAACTCAATATCGTCTAAAACGGGAAAACCAAAAGGAATGGCAAATGGTTCGTAATCCTGCTTTTTGTAAAAAGCGTATCTCAATTTTTTCGGGTCAAGGTCTACCCTCAATCCACTCATTGACCAAGAACCGTTCTTAATTTTCCTTTGGATCTCAGGGTCCAAAGCTTCATACAACTCTACGTCTTCGTCTGTCTTAGGGTTCTTGAGTCTTTCTGCTTCGTACTCGCTTAACACTTTTGCATACAAGCCCATATCGAAAGAGGTAGCGCGTTTTGCCACTATATCAAAAGGATTTAAAAGTATATAACGAACGGGCAACTTGTTAGTTTTTAGGCTTAACCCTAGGTTTCTTACTTTGGAAAAATCTTCAACATTTATTTTACCCTCGATGGTGTATAAAAACACATTCCCACTTCTATAAAACTCTCTAAAAAACTGATCCTTTAAATTCCAAATTTTAATTTTCTTCAACCACGCATTAATAAAGGCCCTAGACTTGGCGTTCCCCCCTTCAAGGTACATGGTCGAATTAGCAAAATCAGCCATCATATCGATAGCGTTTCTAAAGACCGCTATATTGCAATAAGCTTTTTGGGCAAGCTCTATAGCGTCTCGGACATTAACTCCATCTAAGGCGTATTCATAAGGCAGCATTCCTGCTCGAATGTTGGCGTACTTAAACAGCTTGGGGGCAATAGCAATGTTGTTGCGACGGGTACCTGTGCTCGCACTAGGCCCTCCGGCACGAGTATACGCCTTAGACTCGTAGTTATAAAAAGACTCCCCTATCAGCTCTGGTTTGTAATTAGGCATCGTACCCCCTTGGGTATACGAGAACTCTTCAGCTGCCCGCTCTTGTTGAGCTTTGAACTTGCTCCAATAATCTGATCTTTTGGTATATCTTCTTTTTTCGGCCATGTTAAAAATAAATTACACTTAAAGTTAATAAAGTGACTTTGAAAGTTACTTCCTCTACATTATAAACTCTGGGGTAAAGGTTTCTATAACATCTTCCACCTTGCACTCTTGAGCGTCCAAATAGACTTTGGCCATCCAATTGGCCAGAATAAGAGCCGAATAAGAATCTTTGCGTGCTTTATCTGGACCTGTTTGCCTGCGCAAATTAGAAGGCAAATCAAAGGTTTGGGTTCCTTGCGGAGTAGTGGTGATCTGCACCAGAGCGCATTCATTTTTGGTTAATTCTAACATATCCGACTGATGTTCAATGAAATCAATCATTTTAGCTCCTCTGGACTGCTTCATCTCCTCCGAAGCTCTTAAAAATTTAATATCCTGAATTTGAATACTTTTATTTTTTTGTGTGGTGTAAGAGTCGTCTATAGCTCTGCTGGCAAAATAAACGCGGCGATGATCAAAATTAGCTTGTAATAATTCGTTGGCCTGTCTAATCCAATGGCTCGTGGGCTTTCTCAAAATTACATATTTATGATCTTTTTTGTTGTATTGGTTTTTGTATGACCTCAAATCGCTTTGGTAATCTTCCGGTTTATCAAGGTTAACTTCAATGCTTTTAAGCTTTATTTCTTTTTCCTTGAAGGTGGCGCTTTCATTGCAAGCCTGTAAAAATTGAACCCCCCCGTTATAGTCC